ATTTGCAAAACCACCCATTATTCCACCAACAACAGAAGCTGTTCCTAATGCTGATTGTAAAGCTGTTGGATCTGGTGTTACTTGTGTTTGATAACTTCCAGGCATTTGAGCTAGTTGTCCGATACCTGCACCATAAGTTCCTAATCTTTGATATGGTTCCATGGCTTGCATTTGATTAGCTTGTGCTTGTGCATCTAATACATTTTGTGATTGTTGCTGTTGTATACCACCCACTTGGCCTAACGTTGCAATATCTCCTCTTCCTAATTGAGGCGCCAAGCCAGCAAGTCCTTGCTGGTATTGTCCTAAACCTAATTGTCCTTGAGCTAAGCCTGCTTGTGCTCCACCCAAAGTTAATTGATTCATTAAATCTTGTTGTCTTGCTTGTTGCCCGATGCCATATCCTTGTTGCAACATCTGTGCTTGAAGTAATGCTCTATTTCTATCTGATTGTGTTTGATACTCGGCAAGTTGTACACCTTCTCTGCCACCACCATAACCACCTAGTGCTACAGCTGAATCAGATATACCTTGTTGTCTCATCGCAGCTTGTCTATCAAATTCTGCTAAAGAAGCATCCATCACTTGTGTTTGATAAGGTGACATGTAAGAAGAAATAGATCCTGTGCCTGTTCCTGCACCAGTACCTGTTAATCCTGCTGCTGTACTAATGTAAGGCGATACTCCAGCCATTGTTGTACCCGCTTGTGTTCCATAAGTTCCAGCTTGTGTTAAATAAGGTTGGTAAGCACCGACACCTGATCCAGCAAGTGATGCTGCTTGTGTTTGTAGTGCATCTTGTGCTGCTACCGTTGGTGCAAATCTTGATGTATCTAAAGGAACTGATGTTAAACCTGTAAGTTGCTTAGCATAGTCCTGTTGTAAATCTTGTTTATATTGTTGTGGTAAATTTGCTACTTGTGTTATTGCCATTATATTATTCTTTTTTTATAAGTTTTTTAAGTAAAACCGATTCTTCTACAAAAGGTTTTGCTATGTCTTTTACTTTTTTTATTAGTTTTTTTGAGGGTTTTAGGGCTTCATAAGGACTTTCTCTTGTAAAAATTTTTTCATTTTTCCATCCTTTTCCACCAGTTCGTTTTTTTTGATCTTGTATCGTAGCCATTATATTATCCTTTTCTGTAGTTGTTGTGCGTTAGCGAACATGCCTCTTGCACCCTCTAGTCCTTGAGAGTCTTCAGAAACTTCGCCGCCTGCTTCTAGATTCTTCATCATGTTTTCCATGACTTCTGCGCCTTGGTCAATGTCTCCACCGCCTGCTGCTCTTACAGCGTCTGCAGTAAATACAAATTCATTTTTACTTAATCTTGCGGGTACGTCATCTGCTTTTTCTTTACCACCTATTGGCACAAATCCGCCTTCTTGTCTATAGTCTTTTTCCATGCCGCCTAAATCCATAAGTCCGCCTTCTTGTGCTCCTATTCTTCCGCCTTGAGCTGCTCTTGTAACTTGTTCTGGTAAAAATCTTAAGCCTGCTGCAATACCCTCTGCATCAGTTCCTCTTGCCGCTGCTGCAATAGCTGCTGGATCAATGCTTGTTGTGTCCATAGGTAATGTATCTTTAGGTAAACCTGATACATATTTACCAACACCTGCACCTATGCTTAAAGGTATAGCAAGTTTTTTGTAGTCAAATCCCGCTTGTGCTTGATTCGGTGTTTGAAGATTAAGTCCTGGAATTTGTTTATTTATTTGTTGTGCAACTATTCCTTTTAAACTGTCAGGAAGATTTGCTGCTGATAATGTTCCACTTGCAACGTCTGCTGCAAGTTTAGCTGCCCAATTTGGATTAAGCCCTGCATCATCCATACCAGCAATTCCAGTTCCTTGACCAGGCATTCCTTGTATTAATTCAGGTAAAGTGTATCCTACTCCCTCTTTACCAAATACTGTATCAATAGCAGCATCGCCTGGTATGACTGCTCCTAATAAATTTCCTAACCAATTTTGTCCTACGTCTGAACCCATACCCATACTTTTAGTAAGAAAATCTGGAAGTCCAAACTGATTTATACCGCCGCCTATAAGAGCAGCTGTTGCTACAGGATTTTCTTTAATTTCATTTGGAATAATGTCATCTACAAATTTTTCATATACGCTTTTAATTGGGTCTGTTATGAAATCAAACATTCCATACTTTGAAATACCGGGTTCAACTAAACCTCCTGGTTTTCCTATTTGTTTCAGTCCAGCAATACCTCCGCCAGCCATCATTTGTTTTCTTTGTTGTGTATAAGTACCTGGTCCGGATGCCATGATTCCTGAATTTTGTTGTGGTGCTTGTGATTGTTCATTCATTAATTCATACAAGGCATCTAATTGTGGAGGTGTTAATTGATGTAAAGGTTTACCAAATACTTTCATAGAAAAATCATTCATCTCAGCCGTAGGGTCTGGTTGAGAAGCCATCTGTGTATTAGGGTCTCGATTTCCAGTGAGTCTTATGTCTGGAGCGCCTGCATTTAATGAATTCGAATCGTTATTATACATAGTTATATTATGAGTTATTTTATTAAAGGCAGGAATTTCACCTGAGTATATAGTATTACTCAATTTATATTAATAAATCAAGCTTATGTTGTAACTTCTCTAGGTTTTATTTCAAGGGCCGAAAGGACCACATGAAGCCTATTGGCAGTAGCTGCTGTTACCTTGATAATCTCGCTCTCCTGTACGACTAAAGGTGCTGTTAGCAGTTCTGTTGTTGCATTAGCTGCTATCGCTTTCGTCTTAAATAGACTAAAAACTGCAGCATCTGCATCGGTTAATGTAATGGTAATGGTATCAGCATTACCTGAATCTTCTGATACGAGTATAGATTTAAGCACAGCCGTTGTGGCTGTTGGCACCGTGTACAAAGTTGTAGCACTGGTGCTCGTTAAATCTACTTTTTTATTTACAAATGCGTTTGACATTATCCTAAAAATAAAGCAAGGGCTTCTGCTTCCTCTTTAATTTCTTGTTGAAAAGATGTGTTAAGTTTTTGTACCACAGAATCCACATCTCTAACAAAGGATTGTTGAACCTGTTGATCATACTCAGCTAATGGTTGTGTTAAAGATTGTACAATTCTAGCCATTAAATATCTCTACTTCTTCCTGTAATAGGTTTGTCAATACGTCCGCCATGTGCTGCCATTTCAACAGGCACTAAATACTGCTCTATCTGTGCTATATATTTTGTTAACTGATCTCTTTGTTGATTTGTTAATTGTTTACCCTGATAGGATCCTTGTTTTAAGATATTTTCTACAGTGCTTTTTCTTTTGAAAGCCTCTGCTTTTTGTGTATCACTAATACCAGTATATTTTTTAATACTTTCCGTCACTGCATCCTTGCCGGTTGAGACTCTTTGAACATTATTTCCATCTCTCGTAGGCTCATTAAAAGTTCTTTTTTTATTTTGATTTTGTGTATTAAATATTGGTCTGTTAAATTTAGCAATCTGTTTTTTAACTGTTCTTAGCGGATCTTTTTTACCTCCAAATATTTTAGACAGTCCCCAAGGTACTATAGCCTGAGGCAAAAATCCTGTAATCCCAAGCTCCTTAGCTCCTAATCCAACTGCTTTTTTTGTCAACCAACTTTTAGCTTTCTCTTTTCCCCATTCTGTCATACCTTCTTTTGTAAAACTGGGTAAGAATTTACTTCCAGCTTCTTGTAAGTTTTTAATTCTTGTTTGTGTGGGTACAAAATCTGCAATTCGAGTACTTGTAGGTAAGCTTGTAATCTGTTCTGTTGTTAAAGGATCTCCTATGCCTAAAGCTCTTTCTCTAGCTTGTGTTTTAGCAGCTTTTTGTATTGCTTCAGCATTATATTCTCCAGTAGAAGTTATTTCATCAACAGCTCCTTTTGAAATCCTATCTTCAAAAAGTCTTTCTCCAGGGATCTCCGTTCCTCGTCCTCTTGTTAAAATTTCTCTGACTCTTGATGCGTCATCTTTAGCTTTTTGTTCAACAGCTCTTTGTAATGAACGGTCAACGGGTGCAGATACAAAATTACGATTTGGGGGTCCGCCGCCTCCGCCGCCTCCGCCGCCTCCGCCTCCGCCACCGCCGCCACCAGTGCCACCATATCCTCCCATATCTCCTTGAAGACTCATAATGCCAGCAGGGCCACGATTAGGTTTTCCATTTAAAGAACCATATAAATCTAAGTCAATTAAAATGTCTTTTTCTTTTTCAGTAATGTAAGCAAGTTCTGCAGGTTCATGGTCAGGTGAAGATAGCCATTTCTTAGGAGCAGTAACCATTTTTTGTTTACCTAAATAATTTGGTCCTCCACCTTGTATTGCTGGTTTCATTCTTAAACTTTTATCTATCATTATCTTCTACCATCCGGTTGTATATCTAATCTAAACGTTCCTAGTTTCCAGTGTTGTGCTAAACCTGTGTTGGATACTTTTAAAGCTATAGCACGTGCACGCGCTCTTGTATCTATTTTTGTTGTTGATGATGTAACATCAAATGGTCCTAGCGATGAGCTGGCTTCCGAATCCGTTGGGTAATTTTTTAAATTAAGTGTAACTCTTGTTGTTCCTGTTTGTGTTAAAAAGTCTGGTAGCACTCTTCTTATTTTCATTATCAATTCACCATCACCATCAAGACCTTGTTGTCCTAAATCAAAATCTCCTGATTGTATATTAGCAGCAATGGCTGTAGCTGTTCCAGCTTTAATTTGATTATTTCCTGTTTCATGTTCATAGTACGTTGTACAACCATCAGTATTACCAACTGTTGAATCACTTGTTGAACTTGAATCATACTCCGTTGCATGAGGTTTACCAAAAATGTGTGAGTCTGCCCATGTAGATCTTGCTAATGAGCTTGTTGTCCATACCGGTCGTTCCGCTGATGAATCCATATAGTTATAAGTGACTGATCGATTGTTTGATGAAGAACCACTTCCAGGATAAAACCATGTGACTTCACCAAACAAGTTATTTAATCCTGCATAGATATGATTTTTAGGAACGGTATTAATATCATCGTAAACATAATCTTCAACTAAACATGCTAGTGAATCTAGTTTACCTGTATATCTAAAGAAACCATTTTCTGACATCCAGTACGCTGCACCATCAACTTCTACTGCTGCATTTTTACCAATCAGTCCACAGTTAGTTCCAACTTGTTGAAAAGAAAAAACAAAAGGTGCACCAACAAATCTCATAATAAACATAGACGTATCCGTCCAAATGTAAATAGCATCACGACCTCTAAGTGCTCCGACAATTCTTGTACCATCTGCAAGTCGCTGTGTACCTGAAGTATTGGTTGCTGTAGGTGTCCATGATGTTAATGATTCTTGGTCCGACCAACGGATATACATATCATCTTGTGTTGATGTTGTACCAATCGTTGTTTCTGTACCAAAAGCGACTAAGTGCCGATCCGGTGTAGATACTAAAGTTTGTGTTGTTGCTGTTGGACAACCAGATATAACCGTTGCTCTTGTTGATGTAGCTCCTGCTGCATTGGCATCCCATTCAAAAGATGAGCCATCTACAATCGTTGCTATTAATTTATTTCCAAAATTATCTAAGTGCCATAAACCAGGAGCGGTTACAATATCTCCTGTTTGTGATGCACCCCATTTTGTATAGTCCGATGCATCGGTTACAGTTACACCATCTGAGTGTGAGGCAGCTGTTGTATTATCTGAGCCTCTTGTCAATCCTGATAATGTATTTGTTCCTGTTGTGTTTGTTGTGTAAGCAATTTTTTCGTTATCTATTTCAACTGTTCCAGATGCAGGAAAAGATGCTGAATCATCCATAACAATGCTTGATGAACCACTTGTTAAAGCTCCATCTAGTGTATCCGTTAGTTCGCCAGCAACTTCGCCACCCCATAAACCTAATCCCCAACCGGCAGCTGATGCCTCTACAGCTGGACCAATAGAGTAATAATGTTTAACTCTTACTCCTCCCGATGTGGATGCTCCTGATCCACTTTCGACGGATCCCATTTCAACGGTGATTGTTGTGGAGGTTGGAATGGAGGTGACCATGAAATTCGTATCATCAAAATCATCAGAATCAAAATTAGAATTGGTAGCAGAGCTAAAATTATCCAAACGTACAATATCAAACTTAGAGATACCATGAGCACTCGCAAATGTGATCGTAACTGTTGCATCGCTTTGTGTTGTTGTAAAAGCACTGGTTAACGTTGTCGTACTTTTCAAAGGAGTTATATCATAAAACGCTCCTCCTGAATAGACGTATAAAATTCTGTTTGTCCCTAGTGCAGCATACTTAATACCTGCTGAACTAACAAAGTGGTGTAAAGCTGTGTTTCTTCCTGTGAGTGTATTGTCTCCAAGTTGAGCCCAACCTCCTATTTTCTCAGGTGTTTGATACCTAAAACGAACAAAGTCACCACTAACCCATTGGTTTTCACCACCAGTTGAGGTTACTTGTTTATTAAATCCAGGTGCAAATTTTACTTTTTGTAACATAATTATCTAGCCGTACTAGGTGCTCCATTTGAATTACAAAGCGGAGCTTCTGCGAAAGCGGCATAGACCATTGTATTACCACTTTGATTAAGCTCTGTATTGCTACCCCTTATCTTGAATCCCGATGAGTTAAAATCTATTTCTTTTACTCCAGCAGACGAAGTTTGTTCTGCAACATTAGAATTAGGTTGAAGATTTTCATTGCAAACATTGAATCCTGGAGTTTTATTATTCCAAACATTCCATGCTTCATCACCCCCACTATTTTTTATCACCACATAAGCGGGAGAAAATCCTGTGTAGACAAATGGTCCATTTGCATTTCCATTTCCTACAAAACTTCCAAAACTGCTGTAGCCTTGAACTGGTGCAAACGCATACATGAGTGTTCCTGTAGCATTTTTATTTGCTTCATTATCACTTCCTAAAGTTATTAAAGTTGTTGATGGGTCAGTACTATTTAATCTATTAGCACTTGTACCAACTGCTGCAGTGCTTTCAAGTGTCAAAAATTTAGTTGGTCCTAAAACTTTCCAATAATGCGACCAGCTATTATTACTTTGATTTCTACTTATCATCAATGTTGGTGCTACTCCTAATCCATGACCAATTGTAGCTCCATTAGTTGCATTTCCAGTATATTGTATAATACTAAAACCACTTGTAGTAT